CCGAATCCGTGCTGCGACTGCCAGGCACTCGTCATGGTGCAAGTCAAGCTGGCCGCAGTGCTTGGCGGATCTGTTGTGACAAGGTACGGATGCAACGGGACTATTCAAACAACCAGAACACTTATTGATTGGTCTTGCGGACCAAGCGGCTGCACGCTGTCTGTTGGAAATTTATACGGAACCAAATTTGATGGCGGATGCAACGTCAACTATCCAATCTTTGTTGGTAGCCAAAAGACTTTTTCTCCAATTAGCATACCGCTTTTATCCTCTGGCCCGTGCGTTGGAATAGCTACAGTCGGATGGCCTGCGTCAACAACGCTTCGCAGAAGTGACTTTTCCGTGCAGCAGGACCTACCTGCGTATTACGCAAGCGTTCCTAACGAATGCTGGGAATTTGGTTCTCCCTCATCCGACCCTGTGTTTCCGCAGTTCATTTATATCGGCCCAGCTAACCCACTCCCATGATCACCTGCCACCGCGCCCACATTGAGGCCCGTTGCATCGAGCGTGGCTACACGCTTGACGAGGTTCTGCCGTGCGTCGTCAGCCAAAACGGCGACGAGTGGACGATTGACGTTGACCACCCTGCGTTTCCAAGGCTCTCGCGGCTACCCGAGCCGCCACTGATCCCAACAAGCGGCCCCGGCACCGAGCTAAAAAAACTCCTCGCCAAGGTCGGCATTACCGCCACGCCCGACTGTTCGTGCAACGCCAGAGCCGCCGAGATGGACCGCCAGGGCGTCGAGTGGTGCGAGGCCAACCTAGACACCATCGTGGGCTGGCTACGCGAACAGGCCGAGGCTCGCGGCCTGCCGTTCCTAGACATCGCCGGGCGGATGCTGGTGCGGCGGGCGATTGCCAACGCACGGCGAAACGCTTGACACGCCTGCCACTCTACTGGCATGGGACGTAGCCGCTCCAAGCCGAAGCCCACGACGAAGCCGCCGGCGGCTATTGGGCCTTTTGACAACGAGGACGATGACGAGGAAGTGACGGGGGGCGGCATCCCAGACGAGGACGGCTGGATTCATCTGCGCAAAAAGGAGTCAGAGCGTGAAGACAAAAAGCCGAAGCGGCGGTCTGCTCGCAGACCTTCGTGACGCTATGTCGAAGGTGCGTCATGGCGGCAAGCGATGGCATGAAAAGCTATCGCCAGAGCATCTTGAGGAACTGAGCCAGATCAAAACCGCATGGTTGGCGGGCGAGCTTGGAACACGCAAGAAAACGCTCGCACGAACAATCTCAATCAAACTGCGTGAACGTGGCATTTCTGACGTTGGCGAGCAAGGAGTAATCGCATGGCTCGGCGAACGCTGAAGGACGAGATTGCCGACGACGTCAGCCACTCGCAGCAACTGGCTGCCGACGCTGAACTCGCACGGCTGCGGTCAGAGTTGGCGACGTACCGAAATAGGTACAAGGCGGCTCTCGCACAGATTGACCGTGAGCGGGAGCGTGGTGACGCACTGGTCAGCCTTGCGGGAATCAAGCCCGTCGCCAAGCCTTTGACCAAATCTGTCAAGGCAAAAAAACACGATGCGACTGCGGTGCTCATGCTTTCGGACGTCCATTGCGAAGAGCGCGTGCTGCCTGAGACTGTGAATGGCGAAAATGACTACTCGCTTGACGTGTGTCAACTTCGCATGAACGAACTCCAAGAGCGGTTCCTTGCATGCCTAGAGCACGAGAGGAACCAGGCGAACATTCGCCGCGTGCTTGTTTGGCTCGGAGGCGATTTCATCACTGGGCATATTCACCCAGATTGCATGGAAGTGGCACAGTTGTCACCCATGAACGCCACAAGGTGGATTGCTGAAAGGCTGCGGGCTTTCATTGACGCCGTGGCTGATAGTGCGGAGTCTGTCATCGTCTGTACAAACGCAGGAAACCACGGCAGGAGCACAGAGAAAAACAGAATCGCCACGGAGCTAGATCATTCGTGGGAACAGATGATGTATTTCACTCTGGCCCGCGAGGAAAAGAACAAGAACGTCAAATGGCAGATTGCCGCCGGTCACCTAGGGTACGTGGATCTTGACGGGTTCCTTGTTCGCACGACGCATGGGCATAGCATCAAATACAATTCTGGCGTGTTCGGCCTGGCCTTGCCTGCGAGCAAGGCTATTGCACGGTGGGACGTTGGCCGCCGTGCTGACTTGACCATCTTTGGTCACTACCACTCTTGGGGCTGGCTCCGTGGTGCCCGTTATGTGGCGAATGGAAGCGTAATAGGCCACAGTCCATACGCTGAGCGCGTCGCTTCTCCAGAGCGTCCTTGTCAGGGGATGGCAATCATTGACCACGGGCGGCACGAAGTCACTCGAGCCTATCCGCTGTTCTGCGACCGCGACCTAAGGGCAAAGCGTTGACGCATGCAGTACGAATTAACTGACGAGTACATAGCCGAGGCACGCCAGCGAGCGTATCGGTTTCAAGGGCAGTGGTGCGGCACAAGTGGCTCACTCGCCGCAGACGTAGCAAGACTTCTCATCGAAAGGAAAAAGATGCAAGGACACATCACGAGCATTGAAGACACAAACGCACAGCTGCGGGCAGCGGTCGAAAGCCGAATAGCTGGCAACATCGTTGAGGCACAGCAAGCGCCGCCGCAAGACGAACCGGACGAGATCCCGGTCAATTGGATTCTGCGAGGGCAGCGAGAGATGGAAGCTGCACCGGACGACATTCGGTGGACGGGTGACAGCATCTTGGCAGAGAACAAGGACGACATTCGGCCTGGCTCACACGAGTTCCTTGCGGTGCTTGATGAACTGAAGCAGCTGCACCTCCGCAAGACACTTGATTACGGCGTTGACGAAGACGCACTTTCCAACATTCGCAGTTCTGCGGACGTGGTGAACATGCCAGCGTGGGCCGGCTGCATCCTGCGGATCTCGGACAAGATGCACCGTCTCAAGGCGTTCTTTCGTCGTGGCAAAACGGAGTTTGACGGCGTTGAGGACACGCTGAAGGACATCGCGTGTTATGCGGCGATCGCACTGGTTCTTCACCGCGAGCAAGGGCAGGCAGAGCCGGTCTAATCTGCCACCCAGCCGCCCTAGTCTGGCGGCATGGTCACTGACGCCCCACTTGCTGCCGCACACCCTTTCCTCGACATCGAGCACAAGGTCGGCGCGTTCCTGACCACCGCAAAAGTGAAAGCCCGTGACGGTCTGACGTGGAGTGAGTTCGGCTCTCTGCTTGTCGCCTTGCTTCGGCTGTGCGTCGAGACGCTGGACGCCACGTCGTCAATCTCCGGTCCTGAGAAAAAGGCTGTGGCACTGGCTGCCGTGGCTGCGCTATTTGACACGCTGGCAGGGTGCTGTGTGCCGCTCATGGCGTGGCCCGCCTGGGCGATTCTGCGGCCAGCTTTGCGTGCGTTTGTTCTCGCTCTGGCATCCGGTGCCATTGAGTCTCTTCTGCCGCTTGTGAGGGCTTCAGCGTGATTACAGCACTGCTTGTTGGGTTTGCCGTCTACGTGCTCGCCGGTCCCCAGATTGTTGAGAAAGTGAAAGCGGCGGCTTCAAAAGCGCAGATGCCGACCATCGACGGCAAGCACGTCGCTGCGTTGGCGCTGATTGTTGCGGCTGCGATTGCGTTCATGCCAAGCCGCTCAAGCACGCCGACGCCGCAGCCCGTGCCAGTGCCGCCGGATGCTTTCACGCTCAAGGGGAAGTTCATCGGCCCGACTGCGGCAGAAGATGCGGCAACGATGTCGGCTCTGTGCGGCGAACTCGCTGATTGCATTGAGTACGACGGAAAGCACGATCAGCGTCTGAAGACCGGCGTCGCGTTTGACGACCTGCGGATTGCCGCCCGCGAGATGCGTTGCAAGGGCGAGTCAATCGGTGCTCGCCAGCCGCAAGTGAGGGATGCCGTTCACAAGTTCCTTGATGACTCTGTCGGCTCGTCTGGCGGCCCGGTGACGCCCGAGAGCCGAGCGGCGTGGGTGACTGCACTCCGTGACCTGTCGAGGGCTGCCGCTGATGTCACGCGCTAACCGCTGGTCTGTCGGTGCTGTCACGTTTGTCATCGTGATGGCGATCCTTGGCACGCTTGTTGAGCGTGCCACCAAGAAAGTCGCCGCACGCATTGACGGGCAGTTCGGCTACGTGCCCGATCCTGTCGGGACTGCGAGATTCTTGGCTGAACTTGACCAGCCGCTTTTCTCGGATGCTGCCAAGGACGTCATCAAGAACGCCAAGCAGAAAGACACGTTTCTGTATCGGTACGCCGACCGCGCTCACCGCCAGGTCTATGGCAAACCTTTCGGCCCGTGGAAGCAGGGGATCGGTGACTGCGTAAGTTTTGGTTGGTCAATGGGGAGCTACGTCGGGCAGTGTGTGGATTGGGCGGAAGGAGAATTGCCAGAGCCTCCAAAGCTTGTGGCGACCGAGGCGATCTACAGTGGATCAAGGACAGCCGGGCGTCTGCCGCCGGTCAGCCAAGCAGGGTACAGCGACGGGAGCTACGGCGGTGCAGCTGCACGTTGGGTGGCAGGCAAATGCACAGACAAGACGGTTGGCGGCATCCTTTTTCGCCAGCAGTATCCAGGCGCTGACCTGACAACCTACAGCCCGGCCCGAGCGAAGGAGTGGGGGAACGTGCTCTGCGGTGGCGGGCAGGCTGGTATGTCGCTCGCCAAGTTTGCCAACAAGAACACCGCAACGCACGTCGCCCTCGTGCGGAACTTTGATGAGGCTGCGGCAAGTTTGGAAAGTGGATTTTGCGTGCCGGTTTGCAGCGGCGTCGGCTTTTCTTCGCAGCGTGACGCCGATGGCTTCGCACCTCGAAGCGGTTCGTGGGCTCACTGCATGTGCTTCATTGCTGTGCGGTACGCCAAGAACGAAGGCAAGCGTGACGGCTTGCTGTGCATGAACAGCTGGGGCTCGTTCAATGCTGGCCCGAAGTGGCCGGCGGACCAGCCTGACGGCTCGTTCTGGGTGAGCCGCGAGACCGTTGACGCGATGCTATCTGGTCAAGATTCGTTCAGCATCAGCGGCGTCAACTTCAAGTATCGCAACCTTGACCACGGCAACTGGCTCGCACCTGCACCGCCAGAGAAGCAGGCTCGCACGCCGTCGCCGGCTCGTCTCATCGCTGACACGTTCCATCTCGCACACTAGGAGTGCTTATGTCGCTCGTCATGTGGCTCGTATTTGGTGCCGTCGCTGGTGGTATCGCCAAGTGGTTGATGCCGGGACGCTGCCCTGACGGCTGGGTGCCGACCATCGGACTCGGCATCATCGGCTCGCTAGCTGGCGGTCTGCCGTTTGGCGACGCTCCTGCTGGGCTCATCGGCAGCGTGATCGGTGCGTGCGTCGTGATGTTCATCTATTCGATCTGGAGCGTAGACCGATGACCAAACGAGAGATTCAATCCGCCGTCGTTGTCGCCCTGGTCGCCGTCATGCTGACTTGGTGGGCAGCGACATCGGACCATTCGCCGCTCAAGCCTCATCAAGACCGCCCGGTGCTGCGGTTCGTGCAGCGGCTCGCGCGGCTTGGACTGTGGGTCATGTGGGCCGCTGAACCGGCACCAGACCAAGAGCGGTACGTCGTCCA